CAGTGAATGACCCGAATAACGGGCAGTTGTATAAGCATCCGCAAGATTTTGACCTATATGTTATAGGTTCATGGGATGAACAGTCAGGAAAGATGACTGTCAAAGAAGTGCCAGAAAAACTGGCGAATTGTTCAAGTTTGAAAACCGAGGTCGTGAACACTGGCAATGATGCATAGAAACCGGAGTGCGTCAGCGCACCAGTTTTCAATGATTCCTCGAGCGGAAATACCCCGCTCGAAGTTTAACGCACAAAAAACGTTGAAAACGGCTTTTGATGCTGGGTATTTGGTGCCGATATACGGTGATGAAGTCTTGCCCGGCGACTCGTTCAACTGTCGAATGACGGCGTTTACTCGACTGGCTACGCCCTTATTCCCGGTGATGTCGAATATGTACATCGACACCTTCTTTTTCTTCGTACCCAATCGTTTAGTGTGGACGAATTGGCAACGTTTTATGGGCGAGCGAGATCCGGATCCGGATTCGTCAATTGATTACACAATCCCAACAATGACATCGCCAACAGGCGGTTATGCAGTGAATTCATTGCAGGATTACATGGGATTGCCAACAGCAGGACAAGTTGATGGTTCAAGTACGGTTACCCACTCGGCCTTATTTACAAGAGCTTATAACCTTATCTGGAACGAATGGTTCCGCGATGAGAATTTACAGGACAGTGTTACTGTGGATAAAGGCGATGGGCCGGACACCTATTCTAATTACTCATTATTACGACGCGGAAAGCGGCATGATTACTTTACCTCTGCCCTACCGTGGCCACAAAAAGGTGACGCCGTAACGTTACCGTTAGGTGATAGAGCTAATGTTGCGTTTGACGGTGCGGGAACGTCGTTTGTTAATGTATACAGCACTATAGATAGTGCAGAACGTGGTTTGTATGTAGGTGCTGGTAGTCAGATAGCTATTGGTACCACGACGCACGGTAGCGGCGATGGGTTGTATGCGGATTTGTCGACTGCGACAGCTGCGACAATTAATAGCATTCGTAATAGTTTCCAAGTGCAGCGTTTGTTGGAACGTGATGCACGCGGAGGTACACGATATACAGAGATCGTGCGGAGCCATTTTGGCGTTATAAGTCCAGACGCACGTTTACAGCGACCAGAATATTTGGGAGGTGGAAGTGCTCCGATCGTTATTAATCCAATTGCTCAGCAAAGTGCAACGGCAGTTACAGGAACAGACACTCCCCTTGGTACGTTGGGTGCTGTTGGTACTGGTTTGGCTGACGGTCACGGTTTTTCTCAGTCTTTTACTGAGCATGGCATTATTATCGGCCTTGCATCGGTACGGGCTGACCTGACGTACCAACAAGGCTTGCATAAGATGTATTCGCGTTCTACGCGTTATGATTTTTATTTCCCAGTCTTTTCGCATTTGGGCGAACAAGCGATAGAGAATCGTGAGATTTACTGTGACGGTACGGCTAATGACGATGGCGTATTTGGTTATCAGGAACGTTGGGCGGAATACCGTTATAAGCCCAGTCAAGTTACTGGTTATATGCGATCAACCTCGGCAGGTACATTAGATGCTTGGCATTTGGCTCAGAATTTTGGTTCATTGCCAACCCTTAATGCCACATTTATTGAGGATAATCCGCCAGTTGATCGTATTGTTGCAGTAGGTTCGGAAGCGGACGGAAAGCAGTTTATATTTGATGCGTTTTTCAATATAGATATGGCTAGACCAATGCCAATGTATAGCGTGCCCGGATTAGTGGATCATTTCTGATGGCTTTTTGGAGCGCGGCAGCGCCAAAAATACTTGGAGCATTAGCTGGAAGTGTAGCAACTGGGTTATTTAATCAAAGATCTGCGAATAAGCAGATGCAGTTTCAAGATACAAGCAGCCGTACGCAATATCAGCGTGCGGTTGCAGATATGAAAGCGGCTGGTTTAAACCCTATGTTGGCTACAAAGTTAGGAGGCAATGCCGCAATGAGCGGAGCCAGTGCGAGCATGCCAGATTTGGGCGCTACGATTAATAGCGCGGAGAATTTAAGGCAAATGGCCCCACTCCGGGAGGCTGAGGCCAGTCTTAAACGTGCTCAGCGTGAAGTAGCAAGAATGCAACCCGCGGAGATTGAAGCAAGGGTTGATCAGATTAGGACGAATATTAGCGAGAGCGAAGTTCGTCAGGAGTTACAGTCATTAGATATACGCGAAAAGCGTTTATTAGTTATGACTTTAGAGTCGGCTCAAGATTTAGATCCTGAGGCGTACAAGCAGTTAAAGTTTGG